TACGGCAAGGAGTGCCGGAGCCTGTTCGTCGCCCCTCCCGGCAAGCTGCTCGTGGGAGTGGACGCTTCGGGCCTGGAGCTCCGGTGTCTTGCACATTACATGGCGAAGTGGGACGGCGGCGAGTACGCCCGCGAGCTGCTGGAGGGCGACATCCACACCGCCAACCAGAAGGCCGCCGGGCTGCCCACCCGCAACGACGCCAAGACCTTCATCTACGCCTTCCTGTACGGGGCCGGCCCGGCCAAGCTCGGGTCCATCGTCGGCGGGGGAGCTGCCGAGGGGCGGGCGTTGCAGAAGCGGTTCCTTGAGAAGGTTCCTGCTCTTGGAAGCCTGAAGACGGCGATCGAGGACGCGGTCTCGAAGCGGGGCTACCTCATCGGGATCGACGGCCGCCGGCTGCGGGTCCGTTCCAAGCACGCCGCCCTGAACACCCTGCTGCAATCCGCCGGTGCGGTGGCGATGAAGCAGGCGACCGTGACCATGCGGTCGAGCCTGCCGAAGGATTGCCTCCAGGTCGCCCACGTCCACGACGAGGTCCAGTGGGAGGTGCCCGAGGATCGGGCCCACGAGGTGATCGGGGTGGTCAAGGAGTGCATCGCGTCGGCGGGACGGGAACTTGGATTCAGGATCAGGCTGGACGGCGAGGCGAGGTCCGGCCGCAACTGGGCGGAGACGCATTGAAACTGACACGCCGGAAGTCCGGGGGACCGAGGGACCTGTTCATCGCCTATGTCGCCGGCCTGTTCGACGGCGAGGGATGCGTCTGGTGGAACGAGACGCCCCGGGTCGCCATCACGTCCTGCTACCCGAAGCACCTCGTCGAGATCAGGAACCGCATGCGCCTCGGCAGGATCCGCTGGATGCGAAGCCGATCGAGCGACCGTCGCTCCTGCTTCCAGTGGGAGGCGACCGGCAAGGACGCGATCAAGTTCTTGCAGGCCATCGCCCCGCACATGCGGGAGAAGCGATACCAAACATCTATCATCGCCTCGATCGTGATCGCTCCGCCGAGGAGCCACCTTCGGAAGGTGCTGATTCACCTGCTGGCGAAGGCCAAGAGGATCGACCATGCGTAACGAAGACGACTTCACCAGCGAGCAGCTGCTCGACATGCTGACCAAGCGGTACGACTCGTTCGTCTTCATCGGCGTGCAGCCGAAGACCAAGAACGCGGGCGACCTCACCTTCTGCACGGTCGGACACATGCACGAGTGCATCGGACTCGCCGCGATGGCGGGGCGGCTGATGACGCTGGGCGGGGAAGGGGTGCACGAGTGAAGCGGGTCCATGCGTTGATTGACGCGGACATCCTGCTGTACCAAGCGAGCTCGATCGTCGAGACGGCGACCGACTGGGGCGATGACATGTGGACCCTGCACGCCGACGCGGGCGAGGCCAAGCAGCTGTTCGACATCGCGATCGCGGACATCCGCGACGCCCTCAAGGCGGAGAAGGTCACGCTCGCGTTCAGCGACCGGAACAACTTCCGCATCCGCCTGTACCCCGACTACAAGGCGAACCGGACCGCCAACCGCAAGCCGGTCTGCTATGCCGAGGTGAGACGGTATGCCCTGACCGCATACACCTGCATCACCTACCTTGGCCTCGAAGCCGACGACGTGCTGGGCATCCTGGCCACCGCACCGCGGCAGCAGTACCGGCCGGTCATCGTGAGCGAGGACAAGGACTTCAAGACCATCCCCGGTTCGCTGTACAACCCGCGGACGAAGGAACGCTTGCGGATCACCAAGGCGATGGCGATCCGCAACCACTTCGCCCAGACCCTGACCGGGGACCGGACCGACAACTACCCCGGATGTCCCGGCATCGGCGACGTCAAGGCGGGCCGGATCCTCGACGAGGACTGCTCGTGGGATGCAGTGGTGAGGGCGTTCCAGGCCGCCGGCCTGACCGAGCAGGACGCCCTGGTGCAGGCCCGCATGGCGAGGATCCTGCAACACGGTGAGTACGACTACATGAACGCGGAGGTGAAACTGTGGACGCCTGGAAGGAAGTCAAGGACTCGGGTACCCGCGAGGACTTCAGCACCGGCAGCCGCCGGGACACCCGCTCCGGCAAGGGACGCTACGACCTGCTGAGCCCGTATGTCCTGGAGCGTGACGCCCGGCACATGGAGAACGGCGCCGTGAAGTACGGCGACCGGAACTGGGAACAAGGGCAACCGCTGTCGAGGTACTTCGACTCGGCGGTCCGTCACCTCGTGAAGTACATGCAAGGCCACCGCGACGAGGACCACCTCGCCGCCGCCCGCTGGAACATCGGCGGCCTCATGCACACCGAGCTGATGATCCGACGCGGCGACCTGCCCGCCGAGCTGAACGACCTGCCGAACTGGGAACGGCTCCCGGAAGGTGAAGGCTGACCCTTATGGAAATCCCGCCCCTTCCCCCGCTGTCCAAGGAACTGATCCGCGCACTCGACGTGCGATTCCCCGATCGCTGTCCTGACCTGTCCATGACCGATCGGGAGATCTGGCACTACGCGGGCCAGCGACACGTCGTCGAGTTCCTGAAGGGGCAGTACGAGCTCCAGCAGGAGACCAGGTTCGACAATGTGCTTCATGAAGATGCCTAAGATGAGCGCCCCGCCGGTCGCTCCGCCGACCCCGGCACCGCTGCCGCCGGCCAACCCGCCTGCGGTGGGCAAGCTCCAGCGGAAGTCGTCGGATGAGATGACCAACCGCTCCGGTTCCTACCGCCGCGGCAAGCAGGCGCTGACCATCCCCGTCGGTGGCGTAGGCTCGACCGGCACTGGGGTGGGGTACTGAACATGGAGTATGGCACCGCGGCCAGCCTGTACTCGGATCTTGAGTCCGACAGGAACAGTTACCTGCACCGGGCCCGCGACTGTGCCAAGCTGACCATCCCGATGCTGTTCCCTGACGAGGGGACCACCTCGGCCACGGCGTTCGCCTATCCGTTCCAGGGACTCGGGGCCCGCGGGGTCAACCACCTCGCCTCCAGCCTGCTGATGTCGCTGCTGCCCCCGAACCAGCCTTTCTTCCGGCTGGTGCTCGACGAGGAGGCGGTCCGTCAGCTTCAGGGGATGGACGAGTACAAGACCGAGATCGACCAGACGCTGAGCTCGATCGAGCGGGCGGTCGTCCAGGAGATCGAGACCATGGCCATCCGGCCCGTGGTCCACGCAGCCCTGAAGCAGCTCATCGTCGCCGGCAACTGCCTGGTGTTCGTGGACGAGCGGAAGATGCGGACCTTCCCGCTCGACCAGTACGTCGTGAAGCGGGACCCTTCGGGCAACATCCTGCACATCGTCGTATGCGAGTCGATCAGCCCGTCGGCCCTGCCGCCCGAGGCGAAGGAAGCGGTCGCCCAGAAGGAACCCAAGTCCAGCCACGACAATTCGCTGGAGCTGTTCACCTGCATCCACCGCAAGGACGACGGCCGGTACGAGGTTTACCAGGAGATCGAGGGTGTGGTGCTCGAAGACACCCGGGGCAGCTACTCCGAGGACTCGATGCCCTGGCTCGCCCTGCGGATGAACCGGGTGGACGGCGAGTCCTACGGCCGCAGCTACGTCGAGGAGTACCTCGGTGACCTACGGTCGCTGGAGGGGCTCACGCAGGCGATCGTCGAGGGATCGGCCGCGATGGCCAAGGTCCTGTTCCTGGTGAACCCGAACGGGCTCACCCGTCCCGAGGTCCTAGCTCGCAGCCCGAACGGTGCGATCCGGGAGGGCATGGCTACCGATGTCACGGTCGTTCAAGTTCAGAAGCAAGCGGATCTCGGTGTGGCGTTTCAGACTGTCGGTGCCATCCGAGAGCGGCTCAACTACGCTTTCCTCCTCGCGGAAAGTACTATTCGCGATGCTGAGCGTGTTACCGCGGAGGAAGTCCGTCTCACGACGGCGGCGGTCGAGCGGCAGCTAGGCGGCATCTACTCGGTGCTCAGCCAGGAGTTCCAGCTCCCGCTGGTGAACCGGCTGCTCGACGTGATGAGCAAGGCCAAGCGGCTCCCCAAGGTGCCGAAGCAGTACGTCAAGCCGCTCATCGTCACGGGCGTGGATGCCCTCGGCCGGGGCAACGACCTCCAGAAGCTCGACGCCTTCCTGGCCGGCATCCAGCAGACCCTCGGGCCCGAGGCCGTCGCCCGCTTCGTGAACGTCTCGGAGTACATGGCCCGCCGTGCGGCCGCCCTGGGCATCGACCCGAAGGGGCTGGTCCGCACCGAGGAGGACATGGCCGCCGAGGCCCAGAACGAGCAGGCCATGGCCATGACCCAGAAGCTCGGCGGACCCGCCATCAACGCAATCTCGAAGGGGGTCACGGAAGGCTCCCTCGATCCCTCCCAGCTCGCGAATGCCGCGTCGATGATGACGCAGGCGCAGCAGTAAGGAACCATGGAAACCTCAGTCGAAACCGTCCAGATCACTCCCGAGGAGGCCGCGAAGGTCACCCAGGAAGCCGCCGCCGAGAAGGCCGCCCCGGCACCGGAACCGCAAGTCGAGGAGCAGGCAGAGACCGCTCCCGCCGAGGCCGATCCTCCCAAGGACCTGAAGGTCCCGGACCCGCCGAAGGAACCCAAGAGCCCGGCGGACAGGTTGTCCAAGTTCTCCGAGGAGTTCTCCGCCGCCGGCAAGCTCAGCGACCAGAGCTACGGCGAACTGGAGAAGCTCGGGTACCCGAAGGACTTCGTGGACACCTACATAGCCGGCCAGGTGGCGATCGCCGAGCGGGCCCAGCAGGAAGTGTTCAACTCCGTGGGCGGCGCCGACTCCTACCGGAAGATGACCGAGTGGGCTGGGTCGAACCTGAGCGAGGACGAGGTCAAGGCGTACAACGCAGCCGTCGAGAGCGGCGACCGCAACCAGGTCATGTTCGCCGTCAAGGGACTCCAAGCCCGGTTCCAGTCGTCGCGTGAACCGCAGACCCTGACCGGATCCTCCTCGAAGGGTGCCCGCGGGTTCCGGTCCTCCGCCGAGCTGGTCGAGGCCATGCGTGACCCGAGGTACCAGAAGGACCCCGCGTACCGGGCCGACGTCGAGCGACGCATGGCCGTCTCCAACATCTGAAAGGAACCCATGAACGACAAGAACAAGAGCTGGAAGACCACCGCTTCCGGCATCGTCACCATCGTGTCCGGCCTGCTGTTCCTGTTCTGCCAGTTCACCGGGATCGACGCCCCCGTGGTGGCCGATGCCGCCGGTGCCCTGGCGATCCTGTCCGCCGGCCTGACCGGGCTGTTCGCCAAGGACGCGGCGGTCACCGGACTCCCGAAGTGATCTGGATCGTCAACTTCGCCAGATGGATTCTCGAACTCGTGGTCGGTCGGGTTGTTGACCATGCCAGCAAACCTGTACAAGCTCAGGATGCTCGCCCCGCTCCTGGCGACGTTCGCCGTCGCTTCATTGACCGGGTGCGAAGCAAAAAGAGTGGTGTTCGTCCACCCGACCGACCATGACCTAGTCAGGCTCGGCCCCGACGTCCGGGGCCGCGTCTATTACTGGAACGGCTCCCAGTGGGAGCTGTCCTCCAACTCCGTGCGGCTCCCCGAGGGGTGGTACGCCGGATATGTCCCGCCCGAGGGCGCGGACCGCTGACCCCTCACGCCTGAACCGGCAAGCGACCGGGACCTAGCCGCGGCAGGTCCGCTGTAGCCCATCGGCGACGGCACCGTTGTCCATTCCCATTCGCAGACACTCACAAAGGTCTTTCCCATGTCTGTTTCCACCGTCAGCTTCCTTGGCCAGGCCGAAGCCGCCAACGCCAAGGACGCGCTCTTCCTCAAGCTCTTCGCGGGCGAGGTCCTCACGACCTTCGAGACCGCGACCGTGATGAAGCCGCTTCACACGATCCGCACCATCACCTCGGGCAAGTCGGCCCAGTTCCCGGTGACCGGCGTCGCGACCGCCAGCTACCACACGCCCGGCGACGACGTCGCCGTCGATGGTTCGTACCTGAACCAGATCAAGCACAACGAGCGGCTCATCGCGATCGACGATCTCCTGCTCGCCTCGACGTTCGTAGACAAGCTCGACGAGATGAAGAACCACTACGACGTGCGTTCGATCTACTCGACCGAGCTTGGCCGGGCCCTCGCCAAGACGTTCGACAAGAACCTGATCGCGGTGGCGAGCCTCACCGGCGCTACCTACGGTGGCACGGACGGACAGGTGTTGACCGCTCGTGCCGGCGTGGCCGACAACCCGGCCGGGTCCTTCATCGCGTCCGACTTCGGGGCCACGAACACCACCTATGGTGACATCCCGACCTCCAAGGCTTCCTCGTTCGTCAACGCCATGTACACCGCGGCGGCTACCCTTGACAAGAACAACGTCCCGACCGAGGATCGTTTCACGATCGTCACCCCGGCGACGTATTACAACATCATCAACTCGAGCGACGGTCGCACTGTCATCAATCGCGACTTCGGCGGCGGCGGCTCGTTCCAGGAGGCCAAGATCGCCGAGATCGCTGGCATCCGTCTGGTGAAGTCGAACATCGCCGGACAGGTGTTCGGCCGCAACCTCGGTGACGCCAACGGCGCAACCAAGACCGCGGGCTCCGGCGGCGTGAACAACGTCTACGGGGCGAACTTCAAGCGGGTCTGCGGCGTGGTCTTCCACAAGAGCGCCTTCGGCACCGTCAAGCTGATGGACCTCTCGATGGAGTCCGGCTACGACATGCGGCTCCAGGGTCACCTGATGATCGCCAAGTACGCGATGGGCAGCTCGTGGCTCCGGCCCGAAGCCTGCGTCGTCCTCGCTCACAACGCGGCCGTCGGTACCACCTGACCTGACTGACAACTGAACGGGCCCGGTCCCTTGAGTGGGACCGGCCCTATTTCCCTTACGACTCCGCCAAAACGCCTACGGAGAGACCATGCCGCTCGGAACCACATCCAAGCTCCAGGCCATCAACATGATGCTGGGGACGGTGGGCACCGCCCCGATCAACTCGCTGACCGGGGCCAACTCCGCCGACGTGGCCATGGCCCAGAACATCCTGGACGAGATCTCGGTCGCGGTCCAGTCGCAGCGGTGGCACTTCAACACCGAGACCGAGGTCGAGATGTCGCCCGACTCCTCGAACGGATCCATCGCGATCCCGCCGAACGCTCTCACGGTGGACGTGGACGACACCGTCGAGACCGATGTCGCCATCCGGGGCGGGCGGCTCTACGACAAGAAGACCCACTCCTACGTCTTCACCGAGCCCGTCAAGGCCAAGATCACCTACGCACTCGAGTGGGACGACCTGCCCCAGGCGGCCCGCCACTACATCTCGATCCGTGCGGCTCGAGTCTTCCAGGACCGATCGGTCGGGAGCGAGAAGCACCATGCCTTCACCCTGCGTGACGAGATGATGGCCCTGGCCACCCTGAAGGACTACGAGGGCGAGACCGCCGACCACTCGATCTTCGACCACCCCTCGGTCTCCCGCGTCATCGACCGCCGCTACCCCTACCGAGTCATCGGCTGAACCATGGCACTGCTCTCCCTGACCATCCCGAACATGCTGAACGGGGTGTCGCAGCAGCCCGACCAGCTGCGGTTCCCCAACCAGGGTGACATACAGGAGAACGGCTACAGCTCCGTCGTGGACGGGCTGGCCAAGCGGTACCCGACCGAGCATGTCGCCCGCGTGGTCACGGGTGCGGTCGGTCCCTGCAAGGTCCATACGATCGTCCGGGACGACGCCGAGCGGTACGTCGTGGTCGTCACCGACAACGAGATCCGGGTGTTCGACGAGAACGGCGTCGCCCAGACCGTCACCTATGCGACCGGGGCGAGGGACTACATCAACCTGGACACCGGGCAGGACCCGTCCAAGGTGTTCAAGCTGTGCACCGTCGCCGACTACACCTTCATCGTCAACACCTCGAAGACGGTGGCGATGGACACCGCGACGACCGCGGCCCTGACCGAGCAGTCGCTGATCTGGGTCCAACAGGGGGCGTACAGCACCAAGTACGCAGTGGCCGGGACTCCCAGCGGAAGCCACACGACCGGAGCCGGGAACAACCAGGTGACCGCGACGGTCGATGGGGAATCGTTCACGTCCGTGTCCGAGGCCGACACCACCTACATCGCCGCCAAGCTGTCTACTGCCCTCACCCTGCCGACCGGTGCCACGAAGTCCCGGTCGGGATACGCCATCCGGATCGCCAAGGGGACCGCTTCCAGCATCGTGATGAGCGTGACCGACGGCGTCGGGGGCGGGGGCCTGAAGCTCGTGACCAAGAGCGTGCCCTCGATGGAGTCGCTGCCTGAGCTTGCCCCCAAGGGGTTCAAGACCGAGATCGTCGGCAGCGAGTCCGGCAGCGAAGACAACTACTGGGTCGAGTTCGACAACGACCAGGCGTCCGCCGGCGACTTCGGCAAGGGATCGTGGGCCGAGACGGTCGCTCCCGGGGTCGCCTACAAGCTCAACGCATCCACGATGCCTCATGTGCTGGTGCGGACCTCTGTCAACTCGACCACGGGCATCGCCACCTTCGAGCTCCAGAAGGGTACCTGGGCGGACCGCGAGGTCGGAGACACCACGTCCAACCCCGACCCCTCCTTCGTCGGCGAGAAGATCAACCAGGTGTTCCTGTTCCGGGGCCGGCTGGGGCTCCTCGCGGGCGAGAGCGTGGTCCTGTCCGAGTCCGCCGAGTACTTCAACTTCTGGCGGACCACGGTCACGGCGGTGCTGGATTCCGATCCGATAGACGTCACGAGCGGGTATCCGGCCGTCACCACACTTCGCCACGCCATCCCGTTCGACGACCGCCTCGTCATCTTCTCCGACCGGGTCCAGTTCGTGCTGACGGCACCGAACGTGCTGACCCCGTCGTCGGTGCTGATGAACGTGGTCGGCAGCTACGAGAGCCTGCCGGGTGCCGCCCCCATCCTGGTCGGCGAGCAGATCTACTACGGGTTCGACCGCGGCGGCCACAGCGGGGTCCGGCAGGTCGTCGCGAACGCCGAGGACACCGCACTCCTGCTGTCGCCGGACATCTCGGCGAACGTGCCCAAGTACATCAAGGGGAAGGTCACGGAGCTGGTGGGGTCCTCGCACGACAACATCGTCGTCGCCATGACCGACTACGACCCGTCGGTGCTGTACGTCTACAAGTGGCTGGACATCGGACGGGACCGGGCCCAGTCGAGCTGGAGCTCATGGACCTTCACCGGGGCTTTCGTACGCGGGGCCAGCTGGATCGAGTCCACCCTGTACCTGGTCATCGAGCGGCCGCAGGGGCTGTTCCTGGAGAAGATGACCGTCGAGCCGAACCGGGCCGACCCGCAATCGAAGTTCGTCGCCGCCCTCGACCGCCGCACCGTCCCGACCTCGAAGACCTACAACGCGACGACGAACCAGACGACACTGAACCTGCCGTACAACGTCCACAACTCCGCCCGGATGCGGGCGGTCACCCAGGCGGTCGAGCAGAGCCAGGACTACGACTTCGGTGCCAACTGGTCGCAGCCGGCACTGGACCTCGACGGCAACTCAGCGAACATCGACCTGAACTTCCTAGTCAGCACCCGCGAAGGCGGCTACCTGTTCAGGGTCGTCTCCGCGTCCGGCTCCACCATGGTCATCTCGGGGAACGCCATGGACCGGCCCGTGTGGGTCGGGGAGACCTACGACTTCCGCTACCGCTTCTCGATCCCGTACCTCCGGCAGGACCAGGAGCGGACCGGCACCTCGATCACCACGGGGCGGCTCCAGCTCAGGAACATGTCGGTCCGGTACGCCAACTCGGCCTATTTCAAGGCCACCGTGACGCAGCGGTTCGGTGGGGGATCCTACGAGAGCCTGTACACCGGGAACCTGCTGGGAACCGGGCAGTCGATCATCCACGGCATCACGATCGACAGCGGCAGCTTCCGCATCCCGATCCTGGCTCGCAATGACGAGGCGGTCATCGAGCTCACCTCGGACTCGCACCTCCCGTGTGCGTTCGTCGGGGCCGAGATCGAGGCGACCTACGACGCGAGGACCCAGCGTGTCTGACGCATACGTCGATGTCGTCCGTGACGGGGACTGGAAGCGTGTCCTTACGGACATGAGATCGGCAGACCGGGCGGAGGTGGCCGCGTTGGGGGTGGATGCCGAGACGGCGCTGCGAGGGTCGATCGAGCTGAGCGAGGCCGTGTACACGATCCGGCAGGGCGACGACGCCCTGGGGATGTTCGGTGCCGGCTCGAACGGTGCCGTGTGGCTGCTCGGGACCCCGGGCATCGAACGCATCCGGTTTCGCTTCCTGCGGGGGTGTGCCCCGTGGATCAACGCGCTGCACGCGGTCTCCCCGATCCTCTGGAACTGGGCCGACTCGCGGAACACCCTCCACCTGCGGTGGCTACGGTGGCTCGGGTTCAGGCTCGGCGTGGAACGCCCCATCGGGGTCAACGGCGAGATGTTCATTCACTTCATCAGGACCAAGGAACATGTGTGAGATCACGACGGCACTGGCGGGGATGACCCTGGCTGGGGCCATCGCCACACCGATCATCCAGGCGAGGGGCCAGAAGCAGCTCGCCGACGCCAACAACCAGACCGCGAACCAGGCTTACCAGGTCAACCTCCAGCAGGTCGCCTTGCGTCAGCAGCAGGAGCGTGACCGTGCGGCACAGGAGATCGACGCGGTCGCCCGAAGGTCCCTCCAGGCGAGCTCGGCCTCGTTCGCCTCGGCAGCCGATTCCGGCGTCATGGGCAAGTCCCTCGACGCGATCATGGCCGACTACCGCCGACGCGAACTCGAGTTCGTGGACCGGACCCAGCGGCAGGTGCTGTCGAGCACATACCAGCTGGAGATGGAGAAGCGGGGTCTGCAAGCACAGACTCGAGGGCGGATGCTGACCGGCCCGAACCCGTGGGCGGTCGGCATGGAATCGTTCGGTGCCGGTGCCAACGTGCTGGCCAACACCAACTTCGCCAACGCACTGGGCATCCAGTGGAACCGCAACGTCCGGCCCGCAGAAGACTATTGACATGGCCAAACAACGCATCAACCCCGAGGGGGCACCGGAGCGATTCACGCAGCCGGTCGCCTCGCCGGTGGACATGTTCTACCGGCCGCAGCCGAACGACTTCCTGAAGGTCGCCCAGGGTCTCGGCTCGCTGGTCCCGGGACTGGCCCGCCTGTCGGACTCGATCATCGAGTCGGTCGCCAAGCGAGAGGGCGTCGAGGGCGCCATCGAGGGTGAGCGGGTCGCCGGCCTGCCGGATGCCAAGGGAGAGGTCCGTCAGCAGAAGGTGGCTCGGGCGATCGAGGACAGCGGGGGCCTGAACCCTTGGCGTGCCCAGTCGCTGCTTGAGTCCTACGGCCGCAACACCGTGCTCCAGCAGTACAGCCGCCGGCTGGAGCAGGAGTTCGAGGACCTGTCCAACCCACTCGACGCCAACGGCCAGCTCCGGCCCGCCGACTACGCCCAGAAGCGGATGGCGGAGATCTATGCGCAGGCGTCCACGGCGATCCCGCAGAACAGCTACTACGCCCGCAAGGCCGCGGAAGCGACCCGGTCGGAGATCGACCCGGTGTTCCTGTACAAGGTCGGGCAGGCGTACGTCAAGAAGACGAAGGAAGAGCACGAGCGGCAGTTCGTCAACGAGGCCGTCAACGCCCTGGAGGACGGCGGATACGACGCTTTCAAGAAGGCCATCCCGGACCTGTCGAATCGGTACTACCGGGAGACCGGACGGAGCGGCAAGGACCTGGTGGCAACTGCCTTGATAACCCAAGCGAGGATCCGGGCACGCCGTGGGGAGGTCGGTGCGGCCGTGTTCATCCAGGAGGTACTTGACGAGGGGATCGACGGCCGCCCGCTCGACGCCACGGTGCGGGCGACTCTGGAAGACGCGATCGACATCATCGGAAAGATCGAGGAACAGTCGCTTGCCACGTCGGCCGCCAAGGAATCCAAGGCCATCGTGGCTGTCCGCCGGAAGATCAACGAGTGGCTGGAAACCGGAACGTACATCCCGGACCGGGATGAGCTGATCGCCAAGGCCGACGAGCTCATGGCGGATCTCGACCCGAACCTGCGGTCCGCCATCAGGGGCGAAGTGGTCAAGCAGGCCCGTGAGGATGCCAGCTCGCTGAACCGGGATCGGCTGTCCTCGGACGAACTGTCCGCTGACCCTGATTACGCCTTCAACCTCCGCCAGATACTGGAACGGCTGTCTCCGGACCAGCGGTTCAAGATGCTGGTCGAGGAGCGGAACTCGGGCCGGATCACGAGGGGGCAGTTCGCCGAGCTGGTGCAGTTCTCAGACGGGATCTCCGACATCTCGAAGGAGTTCGACCTGCACCTGAAATCGGTGATGGGCTCTTTCGTGGACGGAGAGGCGTGGACCGGGATCGACCGGCAATTGATCTCTCCGGACAAGCGACCTGCACTGGAGCGGATCACCACCGGAATCCATCAAGATGTCGTCAACGAGGCCATGCGAATCTCCCGCGACCCCGAGCTGCGTGCGATCCAGGACCCGCTCGTGCGGTCCATGGAGATGAACAAGCAGCTCTCGAAGTTCGTCACGGAGCGTGTGGCAACGGCCCGGGAGCAGAGCAAGGACATCCTCGGGAAGTCGGACCGATCGACGTTCTACCCGAACGTGATGAAGACTCAGGTGGATGGGACGGACATCCCGGATGCCGTCAAAATCATCGCGGCCGAGATGGGGCTGGAACTGCAAGACCCACTGAGCGGCGGCACGAATCCCGATTACCTCAAGGTGGCACAGAGGGTCCGGACCGAGTATGCGGCCAGGGCCCGGCAGTGGTTCGACACGCAGATCGAGTCCGGGTTGGGTACCGACGAGATCATGGACGCATGGGACAACGGCGGCAGCTCCGAGGTGCTGGACACCGTACGCGAGCAGTTCGGGTCTCTTGAATCCCTCCGCAAGATGAAGCTGGAGACCGCGGTTCCTCCCGACCGGATGCAGGCCATGCAAGTCCGGGAGCGGGGATACGACCGATCCAAGAAGGCCGATGCATCGTTGGTCTCGCTTGCGGAACCCGG